ACGCTTAAGGCTTTAAATTAATCTATACTATAAGTATATTATAGCATATTTATAACTAAATGTCAAGTACTTTATTAGCTTATTTAGACCCGCGAGCCAACTTTTTAGTTCCATAACTAATAGTAATACTTTTGTCCCTTTGTATTAATATTTGTCATACTTAAGTACCCGTAACAATACGTAAGGAAAACAATAACTTAGAGGATAAACCTCGGTTAATTCTTTTTATTGAATATTGGCTTTTTTAGTATACATGCGGGTACAGTCACACTATAAAAATCCTACAGACCCCCCCGCCCCCAAGAATCCTTTAGCATATCCACAAGTAGAACACAAGGATTAGGGGTGACCAGTATCCTTAAGGCGGTCACAAGGAAGCTTGACGGGCAAGTGAGAGTATGCTAGTGGATACCTATAGACCATACCTAGAGACCTACTACAGAACAACACCAGTAGTCCAATACTATTTGTTTATATTGTAATACCTACGTTATGCATTAAAGTTATATAGTCCTATAAGCTAATATAATGCGTTCTAAGCGGGGTTATGGTCAGCCTATATAATGGTATAGGTTATAGGCTTAATCGCGGGGATTCTCTCGAGCCCTTGCTATCACTGGGCTACAGCCGAGCGTATCCTGGTTTAGTATAGGTTATGTCATTTAGTTATGACAATCTAATTTTATATGCATAAAAGTTATTGGTAATCTGCTTATACTTCTATATTATGTACGTATCAATTAATTAACTATATAGGTATATACATATGAAACTATTAAATATTGGCAATAACGAATTTAACCTCAACGATATGGACGGTAACGATTTGCACCAAGTTGTCCAATCATTAATTAGCGACCTTATCTATTTCAGTAATAATAATATAGATGATGATTTTGATGCCACAAAAGACGCGCTTGATGAGTTGCTCGAGCATTCTATTTTTGACTATAAAGGTGATGAGCTTAGTCCTTATGAAAAAGTTATGAAAAGAGTAGACAACAAACTTTAACAGTTAATATATCGAGTCTATTAGACTATAGTAGGCTCTATTATATTAATTAAATAGGTGCGACAACATGAATAACATAAAATACATTGGCGAGAAGCCTAGCAATCTAGAACCAGTTGAGCGGGTGTTTACAATTAAACCTAATGATAATAACAGCTTTGATTGGATACAATTCACCAATGGATGGCGCGTAGAGAAACAGCGTGATGGGTGGGCATTGTTTAGCCCTACGTGTAGAAAGATGGGGATATTCGGTTACTTAGAATTAAGCTAAGTAAATATATATAGCCCATTAACTAAACCAGTGGGCTAACTTATATTTATTTAACATTAACTTTTACAGGTGATTATATTATGAAACTATTATCTAGAGACAGTAATACAAAACTAATTAAGACAGCTAAGGGCGAAAGCGAGCCTGTAGTCTTAGCGGGCTTATCACTAATGCCAACAATTGAATTGTGTCCTAGTGCTATGAATGCCGACTGTTTTAACGATTGTCTTAAGTCTAGCGGTCTAGCTCAGGTTTACACCTCAGTTAATAAAGCACGTCAAGCTAAGACTGAATATTATATGAATGACCAAGAAGGTTTTTTAAGCGACCTCAGACGCGAGCTAACCAACCTCACCAAGTACGCGGCAAAGCATGGGAAAAAGGCTATCGTTCGCTTGAACGTGCTCTCCGATATAGCATGGGAGAAACACAACATCCCACAAGATTTCCCGTCTATATATTTTTACGATTACACTAAACGCGCCAATAGACTGGGCAAAACGCCCGCAAACTATGATTTAATGTTTAGCTATTCAGCAACAAAAAAATATGCTAAACAAGTATCTATTGCGCTTAAGACTGATACACCGATTACAGTAGTATTTAAAAACGGGCTACCTGCTGAATATATGGGGAGAAAAGTAATAGATGGCGATAAAAGCGATATTGCTAACATTAGCGCACGCGGTAAAATCGTAGGTCTACGGGTTAAAGGTAATGACGCTAAGAAAAGCAATTCGCCTTTTATAGTGGATAGCAATATAATTCAGACAGTAGAGGTATAATAAAATGCAAGCTATAGCACATTTTCAAAAAACTAATTATTCACCAGTGGTGGAAACTTTAAACGTGGCGGGCAATAACTATCAACGTATACAGTCCATTGTCGAACAATATGCAAGCGATAGAGGTTATAAATTCAGTTATACGCATTACAGCAGTGAGTTTAAACCCGAATATAAAAAGCTAATGAATAGTAAAGGGGTTAGCTATGTTAAATAGCAATGAATACTGGATAAAAACGGGATACATTAGCGAGGGCGTGGTCTTATCCCATGATGGCAAATTTAAAGCACCATATAGCGAATTTAAGCAGTATTACCCTAATCCCTATGATGGGATATATACTGCCAGTAATGGTGCAAAATACGGTTACATTGTAGATATGGCAGATTGTAGTGACGTTATAAGAATAGTACACTTTGATTAGTAAGCACCATAGAACGCCTTGTATTACCTTGTAAGGCGTTATCTAGTGTTTATTAGTAGGTATGTATAGGTTAGCCGTAAAACGGCTTAGAATTGAATTGAAGGGGTTTAATATGAATTATTCAGCAGAACGATACTTAGCATTAAAACAGTTTGAACGGGAGCAAAAACGCGATAAGATACGCGCGCTATTGTGGAATGTGTCAATAGGTAGCCTTTATGCTATGGCGGTGATTCAAGTATTTACAGGGGTGCTATAATGAAAGTATTTAATCTAGGAGAACAACTAGCAGACTTGTATCTGGAATGGTTCAACAACTATTTGACCGTAGAAAAGTTTGCAGAGCATTACCAAGTGACGGAAAAAGACGCGGACAATCTGTTAAGCTATGGTAGACGATACCATGCAGAACGAGTTATGAGGTCTAAAAAATGATGTATGCAATATGGGTTGGCGGTGTAGAGGTAAACTCGCACCTAGTAAGCAGGGAAGAAGCCTACAGGATAGCTAGTAACTGGCGCAATGATGGCTATACAGGCGTAATAATAGAGAGGTACAAGCCCTATGCATAACGTTCTGAGATTGTGGCGTATATGGGTCAAAGCACTAGGTGAAAAATCTGGTGCTAATGACCGCGAAGCTGATTACATTGCCATTGTTAGGAGTGTAATTGTGGGCTTGAATTTTATCACCTGCTTGTTTATAATCGCAGGTGTAATACATAATTGGTAAAGAGGTGATTTAAAATGAAAGTTAAAATACAATTTACAGTGGATATTGATACTGATGTTTTAACCCAATACATGACTGAGCTAGGTGCATCAGGCGAAAGTAAGAGGGATTTTGTCAAATCGACAATGATAGCAGGTGCGGTAGGTACGCTAGAAGAATCACTGTTAAATAGTGGTTTAGATTATAATGGCGTTGAGGTCTTAAAATGAAAAAGTTTATACAGGGGTTTGCATTAGGCTATCTAGCTATGTTAGGATACACCTTGTTAACTAATTTTATTGGGGGTTAAGACAATGAGCAAAGACTATCAAGAGCAAGCGCATCTTGAAGATGTAGCAGAGGCAAGGTACAATATGTACCAGTACTTTAAAGAGTTAACAAGCTATGAACGCGGGGAATACGATTGCATACATGGATACCCTGCACTTGAAGACGAAGACAGAGACTATTACGATGGCTATGGTAGAGCCTACGAATACTTACAGAGGAAAGGAGCAAACAGCAATGGGTAATGATTATTGCAGGATAGAAGACGATAGCAGTTACGACTATAGCGACTATGACGAGGGCAAAGGATACTACGAACCATACAAGGAGAAAGAAGAACCAGACTACGACCCAATAGAACAACCAGAGATGGCAGAGAGACTTAAAGAAGTTAAACAAAGAAGAGGTATAACAGATGATTAATGCAATAGTATTTAATAAACTATTTACAGTGGAATTAAGGAATGGCGTGGGTGTAGACTTAGAGTTTGTTGATAGTCGCCCCGTATGGACTTATAACAGCGAAACAGAAGAACATAGTACAATGCCCTTTGAAGGTATCGTAGTACTGTTACCATTCATTGTGATTACCTACGGAAGACCCTA